GGATGTTGGCTTCGGCCAGCAGCTCGGTGCTGAGCCGCCCCGTATAGATCTTCACCTCGTACTGCGCGTCCGGCGCGACCGAGGCGGACAGCGTCGTCGGGTTCTCCGACAGTGTGGTGTTGACGCTGCCCGTCGGGTACCGCGTCAAAAGACTGTCCACTGCAAGGGGGTCGACACCGTCGATACCCTTCTTGGCGTCCATGAGATCGACAGCCGACATGCGGGCGATCTCGATGATGTAGGCCTTGTTCGGCCCCGGGTAGAAGTCTTTCGGCGAGACGCGGCTGATCCGGTACTCAGGTTTAGCCACGGCCACCAGCTTGCCGTTGTCCCACGCCAGCCGCTTCGTCATCGCAAGGTAGGGCCCTTTGATGATCGCCGCGGGGAACATCATGATGTCGTGAGCGAACTCCTCGAACGCCTTGTGCCACCCCGACTGCGCGATGCGGTCGTGCACACGCAGCTCGATCCGCTGGGCTGCCGCCCGGGCCAGCTCCTGCGCCCGCTTGATCGCCTCGCTCTTGAGACGCGCCGCCCGGTCCTCGACGTCCGGTGGTATGTCGGTGGCGTCCGGCCCGAACTGCGCGACGATGTCAGCCTCCAGCCGGTTGACAATCGCATCCTCCGCCGCCGGCGGAAGGTCCGGTATCGGTGTCGGCTCGATGGTGTATGGCCGGTCCTTGGCGTTGGCCAGAATGTCCAGCAACCACGCGCGCCCGCCGCGGATCTTGGTGTCCGTGACCCCGCTGTAGATCGTGTCGTCCGGGCTCTCGCCGGCTTCCGCCAGCAGCGCGCACTCCTTGTCGGAGAACTGCCGCTTGACCGCGCGCAGCCCGGCCTCGATCTGGTCGTCAATGCCCTCGGCCATGCGGCGCGACGACGCCTCCGTAAAGCGGCTCTGCACGTAGGTCGCGAGGCTGGTGACGACGCTCTCCTGCGTATAGCCTGTGATGTCGCGCTGCATGTCGGCCAGCATCTGTTCAACAGGCGTAGGGGCGCCGCTCGCGTCAACCATAATAGAACCTCTTTCTCGCCGCTGTGGTGGCAAAATTCGTACTGACTTCGCTCGACCCTACATGGACGGGCGCCTGCGGTACAGACCCCCGCGATCCTGCCCGGGCCATGGCCTCTGCGAATGGGCGGTAGTGCCGCAGCGCAGCGTACTGCAGCGCGTCGTGTACGTCGCTGATCGGGTGCGTCTTGTCCGGCGCGTCACTATACCCCTCGCCACCCGACCGCCGCTTGAACCTGTACCCGCCCTCGAACCCTTCGAGCAGCGTGGGGCACCTGTTCTTGTCAAGCGCAAACTTGCCCGTCCGCGTCAGATAGTAGCTGACTGCGTCACGCCGGGTCTGGATGTCGTTGGTGAACGCCGGGCTGACCGCCAGCCCATAGGACCGCACGATCTGGTATCCGTTCTTCTGCGCCAGCGAGCTGCGGTTTATGCCCGCCGGGTCGCCGATGACTTCGATGCGCATGCCCGCAAACCGCCGCGCGATCTTGGGCATGACGTACTCGCTCAGGAACGCCTCCAGCGTCAGGTCCAGCGGGCAGTCCTCATCCAGCGCGAAGATGCCCCCCATGCCGCTCTCTTGCGTGTACACCACTGACGGGTTCAACCCCCAGTCCATGCCGATGATCAGCGGCAGGTGGCGCACAGGTTCGAGCGGCGACGGCGCGACATGGATGCGCGACGACCAGACGTTGTCGTAGACCGGCTTGCCGTCAAAGATCGCGCCGTACTCACCGAGCACGAGCACCGCGATCTTTCGCCGGACCTTCTCGTCCTTGCTGCTCGCCATGTCGAAGTAGTATTGGTACCCGTCTGGCAGGTGGTCGATGTTCTCCGCGTCCGGGTTCGGGTCATACCCCCCGTCGGGCCGGCGCAGCAGCGCAGGCGGCTGGAGGAACAGCTCGTGGTTGCTCGGCTGGTCCTTCTCGAAGACCTCGTACATCCAGTGCCTGCGGTTCGGCATGTTGCTGTCGATGATGATCCCGCGCCACGGCTGCTTGTCCCGCGGGTAGTCGTTACCCCGGAAGCGCAGGCGCCCCAGAATTTCCGTGATGTGGTTCGCCTCGATCAGCGACCCTTCGTTCAGCCACGCCCCGGTGATCTCCAGCGAGCGCAGGCGCTTGACCGCGTCCTCGCCATCCAGTGGCAGGAACTCGACTTCGAGGTGCAGGTACGTGCCATCGGGCAGCGCCTGCTTGGCCTCGAACGTAATCGGGCTCCCGAACCGGAACTTGCCCAGATGGCCCAGCCAGTATCGGAACGTCTTGATCGTCGTCGACTTGAGCTCGGCGTAGGTCGAGCGGGCCACCAGCCATCGGCTGTGCCGCACCTTCTTCTCGCCCAGCGGTGGCACCCGCATGGCCCGGGACAGGATCTCGATGCAGCATGTCGTCGACTTGCCCGAGTTGCCTGTGATAAACACACACTTGTTGTGCCGCGCGACGAAGAACCCCGTCGCCGTAACGAAGCAGTACTGCTGCCCGTCCGACGAATCGGTCCTGCCGATCCGCGTGCCGTCCACGCGGAGCGCCACCTTGTTCTTCGTGCTGCCCTGCTGCGCCGGATAGAGTGTCCACATCGGGCTGTGCCCCGGCTTATGGCTCGTGCCCTTCCGCATGCTGGTCTTGCGCCCCGCTGCGTGGAACAGGAACTGCGCGATGTCCGCCTGATCCTCCCGCGACGTGTCGAAGCGGTCATAGCTGTACTCGCTCAGCCCATCCCAGTGGCGCATCTCGTCTGTCATGACTTCGGCCTGCTCCCGCGTTACCGCCGACAGCCGCCAGTCAAAGTGCTTGGGGTGCGCCGGGCGGGTGAACACAAAGCTCCGCTCTGTCGGCCGCTGGGGGTAGACCTTTTCCACCCACGGCACCCGTGCCGCCAGCAGCACGGCGCGCAGCCTCTCGACCTTGCGCTCCCTGCGCAGCACAACGGCGCACTGTTTACCCTTGGCCGGGTAGTGGCCGTCCGCCGCAACGGCCACCCACAGCCGCAGCTGCGCGTCCGTCATATCGACGCCGTTGGCGTCCGGCACCCACGTCGTAGGCACTGTGTGCCTTGACGGCTTGGACGCGACAGCTTGCGCCGTCTTGACAACGAAACGCCCGGACCAGTCGTACAACGGCATGCGGTGCGTGGGGCTCAGCACCATGTCCAGTGAGTGCTCGTTCTGGAACTCTATGAACCCTTCGGCTGGCGCCTTGATATACTCGCGCGGCTGGCGGAACGCGCTCCGCCCTGTCTCGCTGTCCCACTCCGCGATGTCCTGCCCCGCCCACTGGCCGATCTGCACCCAGCCTTGCGGCGTCAGCACCTCGGTCTCCGGTGGCAGGCAGCCAACGGGGCCCAGAATCGCCCTGACCTTCTTGTTGCTCTCGTGGAACCTGAGCATCGTCGGAGCCGGCTCGTAGACCCGCTGGTCCTCGACCGCCAGCGGGGCCTCACCGAAGTCAAGGTCCGGGTCGTAGCCCGTGGTGTACCCCGCGCCCTCTCCATCCTCGACCGCGGCACCGCGCCGCCTGCGCTTCTTGGGCGTGACCTCAGGCTCTGGGACCGGGGGCGGCTCGAACAGCCCGGGCTGCTCCAGCCCCGAGCGCGGGGGCACCAGCGGCTCATCGTCCGCGTACTGTGTGCCACCCAGCGCGAACGCTGGCTGCGGTCCTGTCGTCGCCCGCACCAGCGTGGAGAGATCCATCTCGGGCGCGACGTACTGCTTGGGCGGCATAAGGTCTTCGACCGCAGCCGCCGTCGGCACCAGCCCGCGGGCGACATTCCGCCGCAACCGTTCGGCTGGAGCGCCTGTCATCTGCAGCCGGGAGATCAGCTCCTCGACATATGGGTCCAGCAGAGCCTCAGCCAATGTACACCCCATCGTCTACGGCGCTCGCCCGCGAGCGGAGCCTTGTGGCCACGTCCTTCGGTGCCGGGCTGAGTGGCTGCGGCGGAGCGGCCTCGACCTGCGGTACGCGCGACCCCAGCACATTCTGCAGGCCGGGCATGCTGCTCGACAGCAGGATCGGCGCC